CCAAGCTGGAAAATAAGTAGAACAAAATTCAGACTTGGTGTGACGAGGAGGCATGTTAATAATAAGTCTGTTGCATTTACCATTAGCAACATCCTCTAACTTTTCTGCAAATATTTTATGATGACGGCCACAAATAAACTCAGGCCACATGTGATCAATAAACTCTAGAAATGTCTCTTGACAACCTTGTTGTTTTTTTAATAACTCAAGACGTTCTTTGAGTATAAGTGTTTCTTTGATCTCTTGATCAGAAAGATGTGCTAGATTCATAAGGCAGCTAGCATATTATCTATACTAACAGGACCACCTGTATTGTAATTTTTCGGATCATACAATTCTGAAACATATTTTATTCTATCTTCAGTCGATTTAATATCTCTGTTGTATCTATTCAATCTTTCAGCGTATTTATTAAGTTGAGTAGCACTATTGTTTTCAACATAGTTTTGTTTTTCTTTGTGCAAGGACTTTAATTTTTTTACTAATGGAGCTGTTACTTTTCTTACTTCTTTGGCTCTTTGCAAAGGATTCATAGAGAGTGTTGCCATAGCTAACAGTATAGCTTGGCGTTCCAATCCTTCAGATCCAACTGGACTAATACCAACTTCTTTGATTAAAGTATCTAAATCATTTGGCTTTATAGATCCAACGTCAGGTGGGTTTGGCAATATGGTTTTATTTAATTCATTTAAGGATTCTTGTATACCTACAGGGCCACCTGCATAAAATTCTAATTTTTCAATAAGTGGATTATTAGCAATCTGCTCTATTTCTAAGTTATCCATATAAATGTTTTTTGGTTTAATGTTTGTTAAATCAACCAAAGCTTCTGATTCTTTATTAGCCATATCAAAAGAATCATAAATATCATCTAAACCGTATTGCCCTTTTAACTCGTCTGCTGCATCATAAAAATCGTAACCCTCATCCACCAAATCATCAATTAAATGACTGTAACTATTTTCTACATTCATCCTAGCCAGATTATTAAAACCTGCGCCAGATTCATCTATTGAGTTAAAAACAGCTGGCAAGTAAGCGTCTATTTTTTCTGCTGGCACTTGATACTCCAAAACAACTGGCTTTCTATACATAGTTACTGCTTCATATTTGCTAGCTGATGTTGGGTCCATATCATCAAAAACACTACCTTTTTCTCCTTCTTTTAATTTTCTTCCAGTTACATTAGCTTGTTTATAAGCCATCATTTTTGCATGCTCTGGATTTAAAGTAAGACTTGACAAGCCTTCGTCTGGTTTTAATTTGTTAGATTCAGCTATATTTAAATATCTGTATAAATGAACATTACCGTTTTTATCAACTAGATTGTTTTCTTTTAAATAATTTTGTGTAACATTTTTAATATCTTTACCAGGACCTTTTGTATCTCTTTTTAAAATATCTGCTACTCTGTCTTTTTGAAATTTATTACGACTGCTTTTTACCCATTCAACAAATTCTTCTAAATCTTCTGCATCTAGATCTATTTTACCCAGACCTTTAACAGCAGTTTTTCCTGCAACAACTGGAGCGCTAGAACTGGTAACATAATCTACTAAAGACAAAGGGTCAGTTACTTTAGGAGTTGGCAATATAAATTCTTTTACATCACCTAAAAAATTAAATGCTTTCTTGAGTTTATTAATAACAGGATCGCCAAAGGTTAAGTCTGGTTTTAAAGGTTTGGTGTACGGACCAATAGGTGTAATAGAGCCTACATCAGGAAGATCGTCTTCTACTGCTCCACCATCCTTAAATGCATCAAGACCTTTTTCTTTAACCAGCTTTCTTATCTCGTCATCAATCTTAACGTAGGTACCTGAAAAAGGTGTATTACCTCTTGCATCAATTCTTTCAACATACTCTTTTGGATCTACACCTAAGTCTTTTAACATTTTGTTAATTTCATTTGGACCATCTTGATCATAAAGTGGTTTTAAAAATTTATTATCAACATCACCAGGAGCTTCATCTCCAAGTCTTTTTCCAGCTGAGTCTAAAGAAAACCCATCAAAACCCCTTTCAACAGCTTCGACAAATCTTGCGCGTAAAGGAAACTTATACATTTCTGTTTTTGTGCCTTTAGCATAAGGGTCAATTGGAACTCCTTTAAAATTCTCTGTATTAACTCTTGTAGCTTTTTTAAGAATTTTTACTCCGTTGCCAATATCAAACGTCATTTCGTTGTTATTAACCAGCTCATTAAAATATTTTAAAGCCCTTTCTCCTGGTGTTCCTGGACCATACTTTTGTCTTACAGCAGGAGAGCCAGGCTTAATCGTTTCTAACTCATAAAATATTTCATCCAAACTTTTGTCAAGAGATTCAGTAAATTTTTTTCCTGTTGCATCTTCTAAATCTGATTTGTTTAGAGTAAACCCATCAAACTTATCAATCACATCACTTGGAATAAGATCAGTTCTTTCTTTACGAATTTGAGATAACTCATCAAGGCTGTCTTGCAAGGAAGGTGAATTTAAGTCTAATCCCGTTGCTTTTATTTCGTCTTGTAATTTTAATTCTTTTTGTGAAAGTTCATTTACTTTAGGAACAATTTTATTGTATTCATTTAGACCTTTTTTCAAAGCAGCGATAGCTTTAGCATCAATATATGGAGTAATAGGGAATTCTTTTTGAGCGGTTTTAACAGCAGACTGAATTGCTTCAAATGGGTTATAGCCTCGTATAGTGGTTATATCTGTTTGTATTTGATCAAGATCAAATTTCATATTTTCTAAAGCAGGTGGTAAATCTTTACCTGCTTCAATTTTTTGATTAATTTTTGTTTTTAGCTCATCCGCAGTTTTAAGTTGAGGGTTTTCTCTAGCAACTTTAATTGCAAAACTTCTTAAACTTGCATCCATATTATCAGCAAGTAAATCTATTTTTTCATCATCTAATATTCTTTCAAATTGATTTTCTTTATTTTTAATAGACCTGCCGCCTAATTCTCTTGAGTAGTCAGACTGAATCCTGCCTACATTTAAAATTTTGTCTCCTTCTTTTAAAAGTTGAAAATCTAAATTTGGTAATTCAAACTCAGCGGCAGCATCAAAAGAATAATGAGCTTCATGCTCTGGCTTGCCACCATAATGCCTACCAAGATCGTCTCCTCTTTCTATACCTGGTATGTGATAAGTAATTTCTTTTTCGTTGGTAAGATTTTGAGAAGGAGAAACTCTAATCAATCTGTTTCTTGCTTCGGCATCATATTTAGAAACCATTTTTTTTCTAAGAGTATCTTGTTGATTAGCCTTTATATAGTTAGCTAGTCTTTGCCTAGTGATTTTGCCTTGAGGGTTTCTTATTTCTAATTCACTTAAAAGTTTTGGATGTATCTCTCCAGCCTCATCAATTAAATTTAATAATCTTAATTCTCCTTTAGGCACACCAGCTTTTTCTAATGCGTTTATATAACCTATGGCTTTGCCTTGATTAGGTAATTTTTTATTGGTATTGATAAACTTAGCGGCTTTTGATGTAAGCCCAAGATCTTTAGTTTTTGTACCTGGGTAGGTCATTTCATCTAAAGACAAGGGTTTAAATTCTTCTACTTTAGGTACAGGTACATCTTTGACAGCCTCTTCTACAACTTTAGCTGTTTCTATTTTTGCAGGTAAGGCTGGAGTATCAACAACAGGGTCTATTGCTTTGAGTGCTTTGGCACCACGAAAGAGTCTCAACAAAGGATAGAGACTGGCAAAACTTAAACCAGCTAAGGCGTAGTTACCTGTTGCTCCTAAAAAGTCTTTATCTTCTATATTTTTTGCACCCCTAGCACTAAACTCACCTACTTCAAAAGCTGCAAGTGCGTCTCCGATTCCAGGAGATACACTAATAGTTACTTGATCTATAAATGGGAGTTCCTCAAAATCACGATAAGCCTCACGAATGTTACCTTCGGATGCTGCCTTTTTAAGGTTTTCTAGTACTTCTGCTCTGTTTGCCATTAAAGTAATTCAGGTTGATAGCCTTCTAGCTGTTTTAATATTTTTTCTTCGTTAATGCTCAATTCTTTAAATTTATCGCTAGATTTTTTTATGAGTTTTCTGCCTGCAAGTTCTCCCACTCTATCTTCGGCTTGCCCTCTTTTAAAATCTACTTGAGCTTGACGTTTTCTTTGTCTAATTCTTTGTAAGGAATCATACAATCTTTTAGCTTTTTTTGCAGATAATCCTACTTTAATAAAAGGACCCCCTGCTAAGGCTGCATAATCTACTGGGTCTGTTGGATCAAAAAAGATATCGGTAACATCTTTAACTGAGATGGATTCTTGTGGGGGGCTATCTAGTTTTTTTTTTCGAGATCTGAAAGTATATCGTCAAGAGAATCTCTTTGACTTCTTTGCATTTCTATCAATTCTAAATCTCTTCTTGATGGTGATCTTGCGTTGTCTTTACCGCCTCTAAATCTAGACCCGTTTCTAATCATATCTAACAATCTTTTATTACGCATTCTTGATCTTACATCTAAAGGCTCTCTTTCTTCTGGCAAGGGATCCATTCTACCGTAAAATTCTTCAACAAATAGATCGGGATCACTAGCTCTGTTTGAAGCACTTGCAATTAATTGATCTCTGCTTCTATCTAAATTACCAGGCAGGTTCATTAATTCAATTCTTTGTGCATCAGCATCATTAATTTGTTGCACGATCATGTCGTATGATTGTCTATCGTTATTTGCTAATGCTTCTTGAAGTTGGTTTTCTAATATTCCAATTCTTGTTTCTATACCAAATATTTGTTGTCGTGGATCTGAATTAAGAAAATCAACCATATTTGCATCTCTACCCTCTGCCATCATCATTCTTGGTTGACCTTGTATTTGATTCATAAGACCAGACAAGCCTCTATTCATAGGACCTCTTCTAGGAGGTAAAGCTTCAGGCATTCTAGGTCTTTGTGGCATAACAGGAACTCTGGGTAAAGGTTGAGGAGCCATAGGCATAACAGGTGCTATTTGACCTCTTACTTTCTTTTTTAGTTTACTAAAGAATCCCATTTGAAAATAATATATTAATTAGATGGTAAAACCAAGTGCGCCTTCGCCCATTCCAAACATTTCTTCTGCCATTTCTAACTCTTCAAGAGTCATACCGATTTGCTGGAGGAATTGTTCTACTTGTTCTTCGGTAGCACCCTCAGCCATCATTTGTTCTACAATTTTCATAATTTGCATGAGGGCTTCCTTAGCCTCGGCTTTTTCTTGCTCACTCAAGCTATCAATTTGTTGTTGTAATTCGTTAGGTAAAGTTGGGCCTGCTGGAGTCCCTTGCATCATTTGTTGGTCTGGCATCATTACAGGTGCAACGTCCATACCCATCATATCTTCATCCATAATTCTATCCTTAGTGGGTGTCGGCAGATCTTATCCTTGGGGGAAATAAAGGAGATATAAATCTTTAGATCTGCCTAAACCGATTTTACAATAATTCGATTGTACCACCTGTTTTGATGAAATGTAAAAAAAATGAAATTTGTTTGAGAGAGATCTTGTCCTTGTGTGTGTCTCTACTGGTCTACCAATTTTTGTGTCCCCCCCCACCCGCTTGACCCGATTCCCGATCCGATTTGCCTGACAAATAGAGTCCCATAAAAAAGGGGGCGTAATGCCCCCTAATTCCTCCAAGGTTTTTTTAGTTGATGTTATCGGGATTGCCAAG